ACCACTACCACCTTCTATTGTTATACCTGCACCATTTATAACAGCAGATGTGCTGTTGCCACTGTCTAGTACGATGTTATGGTCATTTAGATTTACAGTGGTTGAATTTACCGTGGTTGTTGTTCCTGATACGGTTAAGTCACCTGTAACAGTCAGGTTGTCTGCTACAGTTACTTCAGATGTACTGTGACCTAGTGTTATCGCAGTTCCTGATATGCCTGTACCTATCGCTATAGACTCACTGCTGTTACCTGTGTCTACAACAAAATAATTATCAGAACCTTGCTTGATTGTAAACGCTGTAGCTGAGTTGTCGGATACAGCTATATTTATATCTGTTGCGTCAGCACTTATAGAGTCAACAGCAATGTCACCCACGTTGGTTATGTTGTTATCATTGAAAGATGTAGCACCAAGAGAGACTGTGCCTGTGGCTGTGAGGTTGCTAGAACCTATATCTATCGCACCAAAGCCAGATGATATAGCACCACTATTTAGTGTGCCTACAGTCGTTACGTTAGAAAGTGTATCTAGGGCTGACTCAAAGTATGTTTCAAAATCAGTTAGGGCAACTTGTTTCATTGTCCCTGCATCGTTTACAACAACTCTATCAGCGTCTGCCAATGTTGTTGATGTGGCAGAGGTATCTCCATCCATTATGTTAAGTTCAGTGGCTGTTGCGTCAACTGCTGCTAACTTTGTGAAGTCGGCTTGTACTAATCCTGATACACCATCAAGTAAGTTTAGCTCTGTAGCTGTGGCTGTTACGTTTGTGCCACCTATGTCTAGTGTAGTTACAGATATTTCACCTGCTACTGTAACGACACCATTTGCTAATGTGATTAAGTCGGTATCATCTGTATGTCCTATGTTAGAACCATTAATTAATACATCATCTATATCAAGTGAGCCACCTGTGATTAGACCTGTAGTTGTTATTGTAGATGACCCTGTATCTATTGTGCCAAAGCCAGAGGTAATACTACCTGAGTTTAACGCACCAACAGTTGTGGCTGCAGTTGTAACAAGATTAGGCATTGCTGTAATCTCATCGTCAAAGTAAGCAGCCAAGTCTGTCACAGCAACCTGCACCATAGTGCCATTGTCATTCATTACCACTCTGTCTGCATCAGCAACTGTAGTAGATGTAGCAGAAGTATCACCGTCTATTATATTTAGTTCTGCTGTGGTTGATGTAATGCCATCTAATACATTTACTTCTGCTGTTGTGACAGTAAGTCCATCTAGTATCTCTAGCTCTGTTTCATTTATATCAGCACTACCTATTACGATGTTGCCTGTAACAGTAAGATTGCCACCCACCCCTAAGTTACCTGAGATGTCAGCAGCACCATTCATGTCAATGGTTGTGGCAGCTATCTGTATCTCTGTATCTGCTACAAGGTCAAGCTGTCCGTCAGTGCTAGAGTTGATGTATATCGCTGTGTCACGGAACTGTAGCTTTTCTGTAGACGCTACAAGTATGTCATCAGAAAACTCAAAGTAGTCTTCATCTTCCATCCACTTGAGTACACCATCTGATGTTTCACCATCAAAGGTTACAGTGATGTCTGTACCTGCTGTGCCATCTCCTAGTGTAAGAGATGTGCCAAGCATTTTAGTTATAGGACCACCTTCGTTAGCAGTGCCATCATGTGTATGTCCACTACTTGCTTGAAAGGCTGCTAATAACTGATTAAACTCGTCATTAGTATGGGCAGCCGTGATAACATCACCGTCAGAGTATGAGGACTGTCTTGTATATGTATTTCCCATTTACCTTCTTGCTCCTACTTGATATTCTAATTGAAAACCTTTTAGTGAGTATGGTGCTGTTTCTCCACCGTCATTTACTCTTAGTGCTACAGCGAACCCTGATCCCTCTACAGATTGTCTAAACAGTGGCTGTGATGCACCACCATATGTACCAACTACAGAAGAGGATGTACCATATGTTGATGTTCCATAAATAGCTGCAATATCTTGTGAGTCTAACTCGTATGCAGCAGGTCTTGCTGAGTCTTTAGATTCATAGTCATATCGTAAAAATAAATCTGCATCTATAGATGACTCAGGTTTAAAGTTTACAACCACACGTTGCATATGCTTTCGTATACCTGCGTCACCAAACGTCATGTCAGGACTTCTATACTTTGCTAATATAGCTGTGCCATCAAATGTGTTACCCTGCTCTTGTCTATAAACATAGCCGTTAGAGTAATCACCATGTAGAACTATAACATCTCCTGACTTTACAAAACTATCTGTGGATGCAGGTCTTATACCTCTTAGTTCTGAAAACTCAAATGTTTGTCCTTTAAGAACACAAGCTATACCTTTTGTACTATTTTGTGCTACAGCATCTTTTGTAAAGAATATTCTATACTGAGTTCTGTCTGGTATGACAACACTTTGAAACTGCGATGCACTTGATAGATTATCATCAAATATAGACTGTACATTAGAACTAATTGTGCCAAGTTCAACGTCACCAATTCTTGCTGTACCTGCAACTGTTCTCAAACCATCAGGTCCTAAGAATATCAAGTCACCTGCAAATTCCTGTATTGTGTTGCCATTTATACAACCAATGTCTCTGGTAACAGCAGATATGGCAAAGTCACTAGAACTACTGCCACTCAGTTTAAATATTCTGTTTTCGCAAAAGATAAATAAGTTATCACGGAAAACTTTTAGACCTGTTATAACATCATCTACTTTTATGCTTCCTGCACCACTGCCACTACTAAAAGCATCTTCATCAAAAGGTTGACTAAATACTAGCGTTTGTGGTGTTGAAGACTTACCTGCGTAAAACATGTGGCTTTTAAACGCTGTCACAAACTTAGAACCTGATACATCACTATTGCTTACGTCTGTTGCTGACATTGCTGAGTTAAAGAATGTTGGAGCATTTGCTCCGTCCACAACTATTAACTTATCATTACCATCAAAGTTGTATCTTTCAAAAGCATAAGTTCCTGCACTTGTTCTACCAGTATCTCTCTCTGTCCAACTAGAACCACCTGCTGTGGCACTAAATATTTTTTCACCTCTAGCTGCAACTACCAGATCACCAAATGTTGCCACCATTAAAACTTTTTCACTAGAAGAACTTGTTTGTGGTACAACAGCACTTACATATTTACTAAAGCCATTTATTCTTCTGTAGCCACCTTCTATATCAGGCTCAAAGTTTTGTAGCTCTAATGCTTCTCCGGGTTGCATCATAAATGTAGAACGATTTAAAACTAATCCACCTTGGCAGTTAAAAGCTGTAGGTTGTACTTGTGATAAATCAGGCATACTATAATACTCTTGGGTTTAAATCCAATACGTTTGTTGGTGTTCTTGGTATAAATGTTGAACGTACATACTCAAACTTGTTTACTAGTAAAGTTTGCATATTTTTAATACCTTGCTCAAATCGTGCAAAGTTTAGTTGATACTGTGCTGTTTCTCCCCTGTATTGATACACAAAAGCCGTAGCTCCATCTACTATAACTGCGTCAAAACGTGCAGGTATACTTGTTGTGTCATCGTGTGCTGATAGATCTGTTGGGAAAGTATAGTAGTCAAATTTTATAGAATAAGACTTAGTAGGAAAAGGGTATAAAAGATAACCGTTGTCTGGAGATCTAACCACATATCTAGGAACTCCTCCTTCTTCAAATTGTGCAACTTGTGTTGCGTCAGAATGGGCTGAAGCTGTTGTACCACCTGCTCCTCGTGTAGCACCTGTAAAGGTTGTAGATGTAGTGCCTGTATATGTAATCTGTTCATTACCTATATGCAGTGTACCTGCACTATCAAATCCTGTAGTACTAGCCACAGTTACTGTAGTTGCTGAGTCAGTTAGTGAACCATCTAGTGTTGTTGTAACAATCTCATCTTCTTGAGTTATATAATTATTTATATAATCATTGTATTGTAGTATGCCTAACTTACCACCACTATTGCCTAGATCTTCATCTTTAACTAATCTAAATGTATTATAATCAACATGTTT